AACGCCAAAGATTATAGAGATTGCTGTCTGAGGGTGATAAGGCTCCTCATTAGCAACTTCCATTAACTGGCGGCGTATCCTTGAAGGAACACCACCAAACTCCTTTACAATCCACCTTCTAGCGTATTGTGGGAGTAGCCCTGTTCTAAGGTGGGCATATTCCTGTTCACTGACCAGATTCTGATCATGCAGACCAGCGAAACCTGCATAATTTTCCGTATTGTGTGTAGTCGCATTCATATGATTGCATTTTAACCTATAGCGAAGCTTCTTCTTGACAACCTTTGCCAAGTTATTAAGCTAACGCTATGGGAGATTCTATTCAGCCAATCCGTAAAGGACGGCCACCAAAGATCGCGGATCAAGTTTGGTTGGAAATTGAAAATAGGTATGTATCAGGTGATACTTCCTTGAAAGATTTAGCTCTGGAGTTCGGGCTAAAGTATCAAACTGTCTTATCACGTAGCAAAGACAAACGATGGCTTAGTCCACAGAGAATCAGCCGTGCATTAACCCGCACCGATTTACCCCCAGAGGATACAGCAAAGCAAATTGCAGACCGTTGGGCGGCGAGAAAAGAAGAAATGAGAGAGAAACTATACAAGGGTGCAACTAAGGCTCTTGATACTTTCTGGCTCATGTCTCCCATACCTCAGGATTTCGCGGAGGCTGAAAAAGCTATGAAGATGCTTGATAAAGCAATCAACCCAGATGAAGGAAAGACAGACGGTAGTATTAACCTGTCTATCTTAACTAATGGTTTTAATCCTTCTCCTATTGTTGATGTCTAGTTCTTTAGCCAAGTTTTGCAACACTGGAAAAGGTGCTATAATACGCAAACAAGCAAATAAGCACACAAACAAGCTAAACAAGCACCAAATTAGCGCATATAAGCCAATTTGAGAGCACTTTGACCACTTGGTAGGGTGATCACAGCGGATTGGGGGTAAGCTATGCTTAAATCGGCTTGTAGAGAGATATAGACGCACAGTGTTTTTGCCGTAACCCTAAGTAATTACGGATGGGAGAGGCACAGTAGTACAGAATAACTGTTAGGAGAGATGTTGATATACCAATGGATTTTATGTTTTATCCCCGTGTGGAGACAAAACGATCTGTATTGGCATTGATCTTTCCAGTAATCACAATGTATTCCCTTTGCCTGTTGTCAAACCACTAAGGCAACTAAGATTGATCTTGTTTTTGCCTGCTGTTCTTGTGTGGATAGAGAATAGGATAGTGTTAATTAGAGTAACACCCAAGACAACGCCCCAATTTAGTTGGCTAAACTGAGGCGCTGATATTGGAGGTTATAGACGAGTAACGTCTAGTGGAGGAAGGACGCTATAATCTTTCAACCTTATTGGCAACTTGACCATAAGGATCACTCTATCCCAAACCTTCTTCTTCGCAGGAAGAGAAAGTAAGTATTGAGTTGCGTTCTGCACTGCGTTTGCGTGGCTATTCTGTTTGCGTTGCTTATCGTATTTCATATGTGTATATGTTGTTGCAGTCTGATGACCTCATCAGTGCGCTCATTAAGCGCAGACTCCCGAAGGAGTTTCGGCCTATTCCTTCTCACCAGTTACGATCAATCAAACAACGCTTGATGATCTCCGCCATAGTCTCGTTAATCTCATTGATTGCATGATTGATAAAGCCAGCGCCTGAACCCATTCCTGCTCTGACACTGCGGCAATCAGCTTCATGTCTTTCTTCAAACGGGAATGATCCCTTTGGTAACAGCGCTATCAGTCCATCCTTCCTTGCTTGAAGTTGATTGATTGCTTCTGCTGCTGTGATTGGTAGTTGTAATGTAGTATTCATATGTGTGTGTTGTTGGTATAGTCTGAGGGGCGGCGGGTGTCACCTGACTCCCCTACTCCGCAGTATCGACTACACAGATGGAACAGAACGTCTGTGAAAAAATTCTCATGAAAAAATTCTCGTAAAAAAATTTCCACTAAAAAAAATCCCTTGAGTCTGCAAGGTGTATGAGGTAATTAGGGTGCATGGATAAATATGGATACAATTGGCCGACTGGTGTGAATCAGTTGACGATTGAGTTATGGTGTTATGCGCATAGGAAGTGCAGTGTGGAGGAGAAGTGGGATCACTTTAAGAATGTGGTGGACTTGGCGTTCAATTGTGATGGGAGTGTGCGGAGGGTTGTGTGGAATAAGTGGACGAATAAAATGATTCGTAGTGCTATTGGTGATGGGGGGAAGAAGAGGTTTTTGGGTATTGCTGGATGTTCGTCTAGTGGTAAGAGTGATGGTTTTGCTTTGTATGCATTGGTGGAGTTTTGGAGTCGGCCAGCAGACACATATGTGTTTGTAATGAGCACGACTAAAGCTGACGCAAGGAAAAGGATTTGGAGGAGTGTTACGCAGTTGTATGCACAGGCACAAAGAATGGGATGTCCTGGAAAGTTGGTGGATAGCCTTGGAGTAATTCAGGGTGTAAACAAGTTGGGGAAACTGACGAGGAACAGTGGTATTGAGCTTGTTGCGGCAGGTAAGGCTGAAGCAGGAGAGGCTAGTAGTGGACTGATTGGTATTAAAAGCCCTAATGTTGTGGTTATTGCAGACGAGATGCCAAACCTTGGGGATGGTATTTTGGAAGCTGCATGGGACAACCTTACGTCCAATGATCGGGTGTTCTTTGGTGGATTGGGTAACCCTAATTTGTTTAGTGATCCATTTGCTGATTTGTGTGAGCCAATTGGTGGATGGGCTACAATTACGGAACAGGATGAGGAATGGAAAACAAAGTATGGAATGTGTATTCGTTTTAATGCTGAGTTAAGCCCTAGGATTACAGACCCTGATGGAGAGAAGTATTTCTGGCAACCAGATCAAATGTATTGCGACAGGATTGCAGACGCTAGAGGTGGTAAGAAGAGCCGAGGGTATTATCGTTTCGTTAAAGCATTCTGGTGTCCTGAAGGAGCGGGGAATACGATTTACCAAGAGAGTGAATTCATTGTGAACAATGCAATGGAAGATCAAGAGCCTGAATGGGAGGGGACGCCAATTGTAATTACGGCGCTAGATCCTGCATTTACCCGTGGAGGTGATAGGGCTTACGCTGGTGTTGCGAAGATTGGTAAAGTTGGTGGGCGCGATCATCTCCATGTTTGTCAGTATAGGGGGTTAGTAGAGGATACTTCCGATAAAAAGAATCCATTATCTCATCAATTGGTCATTCAATGGAAGGAATTGGCAACAGACTGGGGTGTTACGCCATACAGAGCTACGCTAGACGGCACAGGGAGCGGTATTAGCTTTGGGCATATAGTTGATGCGCTTTGGAGTCCTGCTGTCTCTAAGGTCAATTTTAGCTCAAAGGCTTCAGGTAGAAAAGCATTCTTCCGTGGCAAAGAAGTTGAGTATTACAACAAGAACAGCGAGCTATGGATTCAACCAAAAGAGTTTATTCGTGGTGGACAGATCACGGGGATAAACAAAGAGCTAATGAAGGAGCTTTGCACACGGCAATACTATTCCAAAGAAACTGCAAAGTTGCGCGTAGAAAGCAAAGATGAACATAAAAAGAATAACAATGGAGAGTCTTGCGACATTGCAGATATGTTCTTAATGCTGGTGGATAAATCTATTGCTTTAGGAATGTTTCATTCTGAAGAAGTTAAGAATGTTAGTAAGGTAACTGGCAAGAATTGGAGTAAATTAGTTAAGAAAAAGCAAATTAATGCTTGCTGTGGAAGAAAATTGAGGTAAGAACAGCCCATGTCTTTTGTCGAAAGCACACGCGAACTTGATATTATCGCAGATAATTTGAAGAGTATTGACCCTGAAACGGGTGAAGCTCCTAAAGAACGCATGGTTACGCCAGCTGGGTTACGTTCCATTCATGGTAAAAACATTAATGATGATGAAATCGGCTCCCATAACAGGGGATTGGTGCAGCAAGACATGGACTTTAGTCCTCCTTTTGATGAAAAAGAACTAAAAGACAAAGGACAGGGTGAAAGATTTAACTTCAATACAGGTGAAGCAGCTGCAATTAAGAACGAAGCCGTCTCTGGTTACGTAGATATTTACAGCACACCTACTACAATTGCGCAGATTCCGTTGAAAAACGTTCCTGAGCCAATGCGTAGCATGTATGAAGCTGTATTAGCTGAAGAATTCACCACAATGGACAAGGCGAATGACTCTGCTTTCCCCACATTCCTCCAACTTTGCGACATTTATGTAACTCATGGCGTAGCTGTTGGCTACTTTGAGGATAAACAGACAATGCATTACAAGGTTGGTGGGTTAGACAGATTCAAATTCCCACGCAAAACAACCATCATTACGAGCGATATGCCCATGTGCACTTGCTCCAGCACAATGAGCATCATTGAACTCTACAACAAGATTAGAGGAGATGAACCCTTGAAAGGCTGGAATAAGGACGCTGTAATTAGAGCTATTACTACTGCGGCTGGTCACACTGACACAAAATGGAATGAATGGGAGCGCCTACAAGAAGACTTGAAGTGTAACGATGTCTATCTTGAGAGCGCAGTTGACATGATTGAATTGGTTTATGGCTGGATTGTAGAGTTTGACAAGAGCGTATCCTTCTACATTACAACCAAAAACGGTTCAGACATGAACACTGCTAAAGGAAATGAAGACTTCTTATTCAAGGAAGTCAGTTACTATGAAAACACCAATCAGGCCTTCCAGATTTTTGCATTCACAATTGGCAATAATGCCCGTATTCACTCCGTAAGAGGATTGGGTTACCTTATTTACCAAATCTGTAACGCCATGAACGTCCTAACCTGTAAGGTTATGGACAATGCACGTATTGAGGGATCAATGGTTGTTCAAGCTACAACGCAAGAAGACCTTGAAGACCTTGAAATTATTGACTTTGCTGGTGGTATTGCACTACCTCCAAACATTAATCTTCCAGCTAGACCACAAGCCAACAATCTCAATAACTCTATGATTCCAGCCATCCAGCTTGGTCGTGGACTTCTTGATCGTGCCACTGGTGGATTGAGTGCTGGTAACATGATTCTTTCAA